CGTCCACAAAAGATGCTATACGCCGATGGCAACAGCACTGTGAAAAGGTGCAGATGCACACCACGGTCAAAGCCCACGAAACGGAGGCACAGCGCAAGGCGCGTATTAAACGCCTGCTTGCCAATTATTCCGATTTCGTGGATTACTATTTCCCACACTATACGGACGATCCGAAGACGGGCAAACATACGCCTTGTGCGCCGTTCCACATCAAAGCGGCAAACACAATACGCAAGAACCGCACAATCCAATATGCTGCACAGTGGGCGCGAGGACACGCCAAGTCCACGCACTTTGATATATTCATTCCGCTGTGGCTCAAAGCGAACAAAGACCTCAATGTTATGGTCTTGGTCGGCAAGAGCCAAGAGAACGCCATCACCCTGTTAAGCGATATACAGGCAGAGTTGGAGTTCAACCAACGATATATCGCTGACTTTGGCGTACAAAAGTGCGAGGGATCTTGGCAGGCGGGCGAGTTCGTAACCTCTGACGGTGTGGCATTCTTTGCTCGTGGTCGTGGGCAGTCGCCTCGTGGTCTTCGCCACCGAGAGCATCGCCCCGACTATGTTGTTATAGACGACTTGGACGATGATGAGCTCGTAAATAACCCCGACCGAGTAAAACGCCTCACCAAGTGGGTAAAAGAGGCTCTATTCGGTGCTCTTGACGGTGGTAGAGGTCGCTTTATTATGGTCGGCAACCTTATCGGCAAATGCTCGGTAATGGCAAACTTTATTGCCAGCAAGGGCGTGGTGGTGTCAAAGGTAAACGCCATTGACAAGAACGGTAAACCCTCGTGGGCTGCCAAGTGGGACATTGAGGAGATAAACAAGATGGCGGGCTTTATGGGCTACACATCATTCCAGCGGGAAATGATGAACAACCCAATCACCGAGGGTGCTGTGTTCCGCCACGACTGGATCAAGTGGAAGAAGATGCTGCCTCTTGCCGAGTACGACAGCCTCGTAGCCTACTGCGACCCATCATTCAAGGGCTCGACCAAGAACGACTACAAGGCTATCAAACTATGGGGCAAAAAGGGTACAGAATTACATCACATCGCCGTTTTTGTGCGTCAATGCTCCGTGGCTGAAATGGTACGATGGTTCTATGACCTATACGAACACATCACCGCAGCCAATGCCGTAGCCGACTACCTGATGGAGGGTATTCTTCTACAAGATATTATCCTTGACGAGTTCACACGAGAGGGCAACCTGCGAGGCTATCAGATGCCTATCCGAGCAGACCGCCGCAAGAAGCCCGACAAGTTCCAGCGTATCGAGGCTATCTCGCCCCTGTGGGAGCGTGGCTTTGTGTACTACAACATCGACCTACGCAATGACCCCGATATGGTGGCGGGCTTGGAGCAGACACTCGCCTTTGAAAAGGGTATGAGCGGACACGATGACGCCCCCGATGCTGACGAGGGCGCAATATACATTCTTCAACAGCGCACACGAAAGGAGGCGTTTCCGTTCTCGTTCGGCAGGCGCACAACAAACAAATACCAATGGTAAAGTTCTTCAAAAAGGTAATTTTCGCCTACCGCCTCGGTAGGGAGATTAAAAAGGCAGACCGCCGAAAGGCTGCCACAGGCAAAAAGCAATTCGTACTCAATGTATGCGGCAAACCTATGTGCGTGAGTAAGGAACACATCCAGCGACTCATAGCGCAGGGCTTCTACAAGGAGGGCACAACCGTAGCCGATATTGCTGCAAAAGCACTCTATAAAGCACGATAGCCGAATGTTCCTTACTACTGACGACTACCGTGTTGTGTGTAGCGAGGCAGACCTCGACATCATCACACAGAGCAGCGAGGAGACGCGCCACCGAGCCGAGCGTGTTGCGATGGACGAGGTAGCGGGCTATGTTCGCTCACGCTACGATATTGACGAGGCGTATGCAGCCGAGGGCGAGGAGCGCAGTGCTATGCTCGTACAAATCACCGTGAACATCGCCCTATACTACCTATCCAAGTGGCTGCCCCAGTATATGGGTAGCGAGGTGCGCCTCGAACTATACGACAATGCCATCGCCCGCCTCAAAGACATACAAAAGGGTGCGTTCTCGCCCGACCTGCCGCAGTATGCCGCAGAGGACGAGGAGGGCGCAGGCTCGCAGCCAATGATTTACGGCTCGATGACAAAGAGTTCATACGATTATTAAACAGTGTTCAAACAGCGATTAAATGGCACGAAAGAAGAACGCCGAGGAGTTGGTAACGATTGAAAGTTTGAAGCTCGCGGCACAAAAGAATAACGCCAGCGGTGGCAATGCCCGCAAGCGTCAGAGCCTCATTGCTCTGCTCGAACAGAAGACGCAGAGCCTTACAAAGCAGGATGTAGGCAGATGGCGTGCAGCACACCAACAGGCGGTAAATGTAGAGAACCCACGCCGTGGCACTCTCTATGACATATACACCGACACACTCATCGACCTACACCTGTCGGGCTGTATCTCGCAGCGTATGGGTAAAACGCTGCTCAAATCGTTTATCATCAAAGATGCGAACGGCAAAGAGAACGAGGAGGCAAAAAAGATATTCGAGAGCCAATGGTTCTACGACTTTATGTTGCACGCCCTCGATAGTCGCTATTGGGGGCACTCACTTATCCAGCTGGGCGACATCATCACCGACACAAACGGGGTGATGCGTTTCTCGGAGGTGGAACTCGTGCCCCGCAAGAATGTAGTGCCCGAATTTGGTGTTCTGCTCCGAGAGCAAGGCGACGATCCAAAGAACGGTATCGACTATCGAAAAGGTCGCCTTTCTGATTGGTGCGTGGAGGTTGGCGGTAAGGACGACCTCGGATTGCTGCTTAAATGTGCGCCACACGCCCTATCCAAGAAGAATATGATTGCTTACTGGGATGTGTTCGGTGAGATATTCGGAATGCCGCTGCGTATTGGCAAGACCACATCGCAGAACCCCTCCGACCGCCGACAGATTGAGGCAATGCTCGCCGATATGGGTGCTGCTGCTTGGGGTTTGTTCCCTGATGGCACGGACATCGAGATTAAAGAGAGCACACGAGGCGATGCCTACAATGTGTATTTGCAGCGCGTAAACCTCGCCAACTCGGAGATTTCAAAGGGCATTCTAAACCAAACTATGACCATCGACAGCGGCAGTTCGTTGTCGCAGTCGCAGACGCACCTCGAAGTCTTCGAGAATGTATGTGCTGCCGACCACAAACTCATTCAGTACATCGTAAATGACCGCTTGCTGCCAAAGATGGTAAAGCACGGTTTCCCTTTGCAGGGCTGTACTTTTGAGTGGGACAACGCAGCCACCTACACACCCGAACAGCAGCGAGAACTCGAAAGAGTATTGTTGCAGTACTACGACATTGACCCCGAGTATTTCAAGGGCAAGTACAAGATTGATATTCTCGGCAAGCGTGAGGACACGAGCGGTTTTTTCGAGTAGGGGGCGATAAGGACAGCAAGGGCAAAAACGGTAAAGCCCCCCAAGAACCCAAGACTAAAAAGGAGGAGCAACGCAACTACTACCGTCTGATGAACCGAGCGGTGGCAGAACTCTATGCACCCGACATCATCACCCTTGCCACCAAACCCGACACGCCACGCATACCATTCAAGCACGAGGTGTTCGAGGAGGCGGTTAAGTGGCTGCACGAGCAAGGGCGGTACTCCGCAGATATGCTCACCGATCCACACGCCCATAGGCTCATCGAGGAGACCTACAATGTCCTCAATGGTGCGATAGGAGCCTCGATAACACAGGAGACTCCCGAGGAGATGACCTATGCGCTGCGTAACAACGCATTTATCTTTTCGGGCTTCAAGACGCACCGCACACTCTCGGAGGTCGGGCTGGAACTTACAGACGATGAGGGCAACCTCAAACCATACGCAAAGGTCTTGGAGGATGTGCGCCGCATTGACGACAAGTATAACGGAGCATACCTCTATGCCGAGTATAACCACGCCGTGCACACTACGCAAATGGCGGTCAAGTGGCAGGACTTTGTGCGTGATGGAGACGAGTACAACCTGCAATACCGTACTGCTGGCGATGAGCGTGTGCGTGAGGCTCACCTCGCCCTCGATGGCGTGACACTACCGCCAAGCGATAAGTTTTGGGACAGGTACCTGCCACCCAACGGCTGGAACTGCCGCTGTACCGTTGTGCAGGTGCTGCGTGAGGATTTCCCTCTCTCGGATAGCGAGGAGGCAATAAAGC